CTTTTGGCATATCATTTTCTCCTTATATAGTTTGCGAGGCTTGGCGTCGAAGTTCATCGGCGATCTTCCTCTATGCCAAGCCGCAAACAACAAACTGACCAAACACCACTCTCTAACTCTGCTTCACGGTCAAATGAAGCCTTGTCCCTTATGCGTCCCTTCCCTGATACGTTAGCCGAAATAGGAGGAGGATAGCTCTAGGGTACTATTGATTACTCGTCATGCCCGTCGCGGGATTGACAAGTTGGTTAATTTCAGCGGGGAGACCCGGCTCACCCACACTCTCAGCTCCTGGACCAGCCCCACCTCCATTTGTAGTACCTCCTGTATTACCTGATGTAAGGGCTTGGAAAGTAGCAAGGTTCTGAAGTTCAGTATGCATCTTGACCATCTCCTCCTCGTCACGGGCCATCTGCTCGGGATTAACCGCGAGGGTTTTCATAACATGCGAGAGAAGACGATCTGGACTATACTTTGTAAAGAATGCTTGGAGAAGGATGGGATTAGTTGAGACAGCCTGCATAAGGGCCATAATCTTCTGGAAGTCGCGAGCTTTCGCCAGAACTGCGGAGAGTCCGTGGACTCTAAAGGCACAGTCATAGGAGTAAGCAGCAAATCGTTGCTTAGGCGTCATATTGGATAGGGCAAATGCACTTTCAGTGCCAATCGCACATATGACTTCCTCGGCTGGAACTTTGTCCATAAACTGACATATAGTGAGCCAGCTCTTACGAAGTGTCTTTGATACAAGGTCTTGCTCAATATCTGCTATTATGCCGTCGAGAGTGACAGCTTGACTCTGTGATAGTTCGACAATCTCAGTGGCTCTGACCTGCTTCCCTGGGAGATTGCCCATCTTCAATTCGTTGGAAAGGGCAGCAGCGGAAAACTCTCTTGAGAGCATTTCAAGAACTGCCATAGCATCTCCCGGCACCTGGCCTTGTGCTACAGTCTCAAGAACCTTATCCCCAGCAGGGAATGAGCCCTTAACTACGAGTGTCTCTCCCTGGGGGATGCCATCCGATACTTGACGTGGATCATCCAGGGCGTCAACCTTCAACTGCTTGATGCCCCAAACAGCCGCTATACCGCCGTCGATAATGAGGTTGAACAGCTCATTAGCTACGAAGTTAAGCTCAACCGCATGGTCGAACAGAGCTTTGTGCCATACTGAGAAGGGCACTCTAATAAGAGGTGTCGCAACAAATGGACTCTCCTGATGCCAAAAAGGATTCTTCCTTGGCTTCCTGAGAAGATACTTATTGTTAGCCATCACGCATACTACGTTCTTATGAACAACCTTGCCGTCGGAGTCCAAGATCGTTCCCCAAAACTCATCTATCACAACCCGCTTACGGAAAGAGGGTTTCGAGGTTTCGTTCTGCCCCATGTCCTCGGGGTCGCGTCTTTCATTGTTACGCTTCTTTTGAAAGTCCTCCGTTAAGAGTTCTACAGCCGCGCGATCATATGTGCCTTCCTTAGCACGATCAATTACATAGTGGAGGTCCCGCTCTACCGAATGTATCTCGTATAAGCCGGCTCCTGTAGGATCTACAAGGTAGTCTTCAGGACGTACAAGATCAATACGGAGTTTCCACCTTTTCATTGATTTATCAACGAGGCGCTCAGGCGTCTCATCTCTCTGACCCGATACAGGATCTAAGAATACCTGACCCGGTTCTATCTCAAATCGAGTCTCTTTGACAAGGTTTCCGTGGACTTTGAATATAACAAGGGATTCTAAGGAACCTACCTTGATACCATCCGACAGAAGGGTAGAGAAAGCACTCTCTTTGTTATCCTCTACGATGAGATTGTCGAGGAAGCAGTCGAGGAGTCGTCGAATAGCTGCTCCCGACAACGGACCTTTGTTCATCCTTCCTAGCTCAATCTCATACCAGTCACCGAACTGTGTCAGTGCCCTCTTAACAAAGGAAACCCACTGTTCAACTGCGGCGGGTGTCTTAGGTAGAAACTCCTTACTCTGTCCCTTCTTCTTATGAGTCCAGTCCTGCTGGCCCATGTATGCCCCTCGATTATCTTTATTCCTCCGTAGTCTATCTCGACGTGCATCCTCGGCTTCAGTTTTATATTGCCGAATAGCATTCATCACGGAGAGGTCGTCGTCCCCCTCCTTGACGGGAACATCTTCCCCTGGTTGTTTCTCAATGTTAGTTGGTTCGTCTACCATATCTTGGTCCTGGTATCTCTATATGATTAAACCGCTCGTTAGCTACACACTCCACGCATATACCAATACGTCGTGTGCCACCCGCAGGAAGATCCTTGCCACATAAACGGCAAATCACTACTGCATCTGGAGAAGCATATGGTCCTGTGTCCTCGTTGTCAATATAAGTCATGTTCTACCATACTTCGGTGAAGGAACAGAGGAGGAACCCGATCTGACGGCCTCCGTCTGTACCGGCGTTATAGGTGCTTCTTGAAAGATCCAGTAACCGAGCGCATCAGACATATGTGTGCGACGATAGTAGGGGTCTCTCTTATTGAATGTCTTTTTAATACCCTGTTTACCATCCGTCACAACTTGCTCAAGATCATCTATGAGTTCAATACAGGAGGGGTCTATCTCTATCTGACATATACCCTCCTCATCTTTGAAGTTTCTATTCACACTATTTATCCTATTCACGACGCCAGGATTCTTTTCTGGAACCTTCATACGACAAGGAGTAGGATAGTCCATCATCTCCTTAAGAATTATATTATACGAGGAGACTTTAGTCTGTGCTGTGCGACTATTCCCAGAAGCGTCGCCGTAGAGCCATATCTCTGCCATGTGATAAGGGTGAGTCATACGAAACTGCTCTACCATATCAGGGATGCTACCTTCTTCTAATATAAGTTCCTTATGAACTCGGAACAAGGAACCTTCTCTTTGCCCAATAATACATACCATTGGCTCTACGTTGAAGTCCCATACCCAGGCAATAGGCCGTCGCAACGCGATTTCGGGTTGTTCTCGCACGTTTAGTCGATAGTCGAAACCGGAATAGACCCGAGCACCAGACAAACCTGCTATCAATTCTCCATTTAGACGGATACGCCTCTGAGCTGAGCCCTCAGGATACTTACTCTCCAGGAACGCTATTTCATCTGTATTGATGTGAGGGTTGTCATATATAGATGCGTTATACACGCCAATGTTCTCTAAAAGACCCTTCTTCCACGGCTTAACAATCTTTGTGAAAATCCATGTAACGCCACCAATCTGTCCCTCAGGAGGGAGAAGGGTGCATGTAGTAAATATGGAGAGGGGCCGTGCACCGACACGAATAACGCTTTCTTCATATATTCCCTCTGGATGTTCCTCATCAAAGTGAATCCAATCCTTCTCCGCACCTTGATACTTTACCCTACCGGAGTCTGCACTCTTAAAACCGATAATAGAGCCATTCTTGAGTTTAAGGATCTGATCGGATACTCTCCACTCTGCTATCTCACGGGCAGGAATGAAGGGTTCATGTGTGGAACCAGGAGGAACGAAGCCATTATCGAAGTATTTGGGTTGAATAGTATCACGGGACGTCGGGAAATCGATAGCAGACACCCATCCACTAGTCGCCATATCCCGTACACCTATCTTACTTCCCCTCCCATATGTGAATCCTTTCTCGCCGTCGAAGCCAAAGCGGGCTAAATGTGAACCTAGATAGGCTCCTGCATCACTCTTCCCCGATCTATTCGCTCCTATATAATATCCTTCCTTTACCCGTCGGATTAGCATGTCCTCCACAAAGGTATTCTGGGGAGAAAATAAAGAGAAACTTTGTAAAGGATCGTTTTCCCTTCGACGCTTGAACTCATCCTTTAGAATGAGCGTTTCCTCCATCACTCGGCGTCGCGCATAACTACTGTCAGCCACTCTCTACACCTTTCTTTATAGTAGAAACCTCATGTGTGGAGGACCATACATGGAAAGAGCCAATAGAGCAAGAGGACTGATATACTATATGTACATGAAATAGTAGAAAACGTGAGAATTTCTACATTTTGGCGTGGGTGCTATATATACATTAGAGGTGCTTCCCCACCCACCCACCCCCCGCGCGGCCAGTTGCGAGTGGTTCGCAACTGCATTATCAAGTATAGTTTTGAGTATAGATTTGACGAATACTTGACGAATACTTGGCGAATACTTAATGGTGTTCCGGCTATGACTAGTTTTTACTTGGTAATAAAACAAAAAAAAGTAATGGCACTTTGTGTGCCATTACTTAGTAGATACTGTGTGATTACTTGGGGCTTTACTTGTCCGTTATTTGGCGGAGTATGCCAAATATAGGCGGCTCCAAGTATCCAGAAGAATTCATTGGTTGTGTTGGTGGTGGTTGCGGCACCGGCGAATGTAAAATAGATACGGCGAGTTCGGCGGCATCCGAATACTGGACGACACGCCCAGGGTTTTCGCCGCGCATATTCTCCATCGCTCCCTTGGCATGATCGAGGGACTGGGTGGTACCGGCGAGATGCCATGCGGAACCGTCTGAAATGTAAACTGCATATGCCATAGTTTTTTGCCTCCGTTTTGGGTTAAGATATCGCATAGTACGACAGGTTGCCAGTCTGGGTCAAGGCAAAAACATGCCCGGCGTCTGGTACTGGTGATGCGTATCATCATGGGCAGGATGCCCAGCATGATGCCCCAATTCTTTTCATGGATATGAAAGAAATTGTTTACAATAACACAAAATTATGTCAGAATAAAAATATGGCAAGCGTCATATGTTTGCCGCCCGGTATACGGAATTGATTGCGCCCGAAAGGGCTTGCCCGATCATAACGTTCGGCGAAATACTGGGTTTCCCTTTTCCATTGTGGAGGTAAAGACCATGAGTAAAATGCTCACAGTCAAGACGGAAATGGCAGGTAAGGAGCCTGTAGTCACGAACTGGATGGTTCCAGAAACCATCAAGGAAGCCGTGGAGCTTTGGGGCGAGAATGTAGTGCTTGCCAATGCCATCAAAAATGCCATTGTAAAGTATCGCCAGCATGTAAAAGAATGCATGAAGCGTGACCTGACAGGGAAGCAGATCGAGGCTGAGTTAGGCCAAGACTTCCTTCCTGTTTACACAGGCAAGTCTGGAAAGCCGAAGATAGAAAAAGTCAGCGAAGGTTACAGCAAACTATCTTCGGAGGAACAGGCGGTGCTTCTACAGCGCATGGCAGAGAAGCATGGACTAGACCTTGTGCAACCAAAGAAAAAGGCTGCCTAACTCATCATGGGAGGATCACGCAAGGCGCGTGGTTCTCCCATACTTTTGAGGAGGAAAACAGATGTTAGAACTTACGGTTACTGCTGCCCTACTAGTAGGGATCACCCTTGTTCTTCTATCTTTAGCAGAGGAGGAAGGCGGATGGCACGTGCCAGGATTAGTAATCTTCGGATTTATTGCCACCTGTGCAATGCTATTTGTATCTATGCTGAATATAACTACTTAAAAAGAATGCCCTTACTCTTGCGAAGGAGTAAGGGTATTTTTTTGTTCTTCTTGTGAGGAAGATACATCCATATATTCTACTTCTTTTCCCTCAAGCATCTTCCCTTCTTCCATTCTCTTGAGAGTATCGTCTAGCTCGCTCAGTTTAGCTATGAGTTCAGCATCACCCATCCCTTGCACCTCTAGCATAACGTTACCTGTTATCTCCAGCTTGTCGTGATAACCAGCAAGACGAGACATGGTATTAACTGCATTCGCCCATCTATCTGGATACTCATTAGCAAAGCGTTCCAGGCTCTCAGGTGTAGGCATACAGTTCATCATATTAGCAAGAACTTCAATGAACGGCAGACGGGAGTATGCCTTGAACTCCTCAATAAGATCATTCTGGGAAAACATCCTCTTAGCAGGTGCTTTAGTAATAGGCATTACGAGCGTTCCTTTCTATATTTCTTTCCCTCTTTATGATCACTGTCATATATAGCTTCTCTCATAGATCGCACCTCCTCCGCAGAAACACCCATCCTCTCTGCTAGGGCATCTATCGTCTCGGGTTCTACAGCAAAGCCAGCTCTGTGGCGCACCTCTGCTTGATGTCCTGCATAGATCCATTGTAATATCAATCCTTTATGAGAAAGCCATCTGCCTTGGCGTGTCTTAGTTGCAGGTAGCCCGTCGTTGAGTATCCACGATACAACTGTGTTGGGACTTTTACCTATAAAAGCAGCAATAGCTGATATACCCTCCAGCATATTATTGCTCATAGTTCTTTTCTTATGACTTACTGCTTCCTTGCTCAGTGTCATCTTTCTCTTTCTGCACAGCGTAGTTCATACGTTCCATCTTATCCCGCACCTCCTCCGATATATTTCTATCCCAGAGGTCAGAGATACTATAGGAGAGGATGGGGGGCAGAGGAATGGAGGGTTTTTTGCTCATGCTTTATCCATACGCATTGTGCAAAATGTATGCAAGGGCTTTGGGGCATATAACTGGGTATGTATATATGTATGTATGTATGTATGTATGAATGTATAGCTCTCCCCCCATACATGCCTTTCATATCTAATCCAAATTAAATAGAAGTGAAAGACCCCTATATAGAATACCTTATTATACATATTTTTTTTGTATATAAGGTTAAGAAGGGGCCGTCCAACCACTCCGCCGAATGACACGTCATGGGGGGGTGCCTATACATACATACATACATACATTCACAATGATGTCATGCTAGAAACAAAGTGTATTGCATCTAATGCATAACGATGGTATAATTAAAAATAGGGAGGTTTCACTCTAACGGAGGAATTATCTATGGATTTAATATGGGACGTGCCACGGGATCGTCCATTCGTGACCGAGCGTCACCGGTGGCTGGCTATTAAACGCGAAAGCGGTCCCTTCTACGGAGACGAACCTAAGGAATGGGAACGCCTTGAACGACAACTCGTCAAAATTCTTGAGGATCTCACTGATGAAATCAAGCTGGCTACCGTATATAAGCCAGGGGAGACCTGGAAAAGTAAGAGGACCTTAAAATGACACAGAGAAGCACCTACACCTATCCGGTGCATAAATACAAAGGAAAGTGGTATTTCTGGAACGAAACGTGGTCTGATAGACACGGACCATATGAGTCTGTGAAAGAGGCTCTGTCCGGGTGTTCAAAGTATCTATACAGATATGGTAAGGTTGATATCAATAACTCACATATTATCGCCCAGGAGGCCGAGGCCGAGGAGGAGGAACAACAATAATGCTAGACAAACAAGCTTATGAAGAACTATATGATGGTCTGATAGCGTTACTTAAGGATAACGAAGTATTTTGTGAAAACATAAAGGACGCTATCACCAAGATGCAAAACATAATGGAAGATGATTATCTTCAGCATGGTATGTTACCACCAAAGGTAAGGAACAACGATAATGGGTAGAATGAAGGATTTTGTTATAGAAGCACAGGAACAGCTCTGGGATGAGTATATGGAAGAACATCCAGAAGCTACCACTGCTGATCTTGAACGAGATATCCCTTACGACATGATATATGAGCGGGCGCAAGCTAACCTTGATGCCATCGCTGATTACAAAGCCGACCTTATGATGGGGAAATAAGATGAACAAAGATGAGATGAATGAAATCTTTGAAGAAGATGGTAAATGGTATTTCTGGAATGAGGTATGGTCTGATAAATATGGACCATATAAATCAAAGGAAGAAGCTACCTCTGAATGTAGTAAGTATTTACATAGTCTTTGTTATGGTCACTAGATAAGGGAAATTAAATAAGGAGTAAAACTATGTTTGAAAGAAGGCACTATGCATATCTTGTGGATACTATCATCCACGACCCAGACGTAACTAACTACAACAAAGGAGTGTGGCTGGACACATTAAGACGTTGGTTCACCCGCGACTTTCCCAACTTTAACGGAGTTAAATGGGATGCAGCTGTTACCGATTCGGTAGCAGTCAGGGAGGTCTTTCCCGATGAAACCTCCCCTTAACTCAGAGGCCCGTGCCCTAGGCCATCATAACGAAACGCACCATGCTAGGGAAATAGAAACTCAGTGCGAAGAGTGGGGACGGGCAAATAGGAGTGATCCCTTCGCCCGAAGTTGTGCTCGTATGCACTACAGACTCGGCATCGCTACTCCTACAGAGTCATACTTCGTAACATGGACAACAGAGACACGGACGGCTCCTGATGGTAAGCCATATCGTGTCAAAGTTCCTCACAGCATGAAAAGGCCTTAGCATGTATGGACTATATTATCTAGAGCATAGCACCTCAACGGAGTGGCATCACGTCCTCTCCGTTGAGACATACGACGAAGTGAACGAATTTCTTGGTCCCATTCGTGAAGCGTTCGGCGCGATATGCTCCCGCGCCATAAAAGATTGCGAAGATAAAACAGTGGAGCAGCCAGAAGTTCTTGTTGGTTGGTCACGAATAAATGCAGCGAGAATGAAGAAACGCAATCAGTATATGAAACGTTCAAAGGGGAAGAATAATGGTCGCTAAGAGCATCTTAATTATATACTTCAGCTTTGGTATAGGAGGAGAGTTTGACTCGACAGGAGAAGCTCACTTTTTTCTAGATTCCTGTTCCCAAGCAGAAACGGCAGTAGAAAGAGTTCAGGAGCAGAACCCTCTTCTTTTTGACAGATACGAGATTAGGGTTCTTAGATACGAATGTCATGAAAATAGGGAGCAATCTTAATGAGCTTCCTCTTACAATACCCAGTTCTGGGCGGAATCGCTATTATCGTGTGCATACTAGG